TTACAGTCGCTCCGGAGGCCGTAAGATCTGAAGATGACTTACTTGGTATGTTTCCTGTGATCTTGACTCCGCCAGCGCCGTATGCTGTCTCTCCCTCTAGCAGCTTATCTCCGCTATCAAGCGAGGAGTCCGATACGTCAATGAACTCTGCAGATCCTGATCCAGAACTGAGTGGAATCGTTACTTTAGGGACTTCGCTATATACGACGTCTCTTATTACTACATTTTTTGCCATAATATTCTCCTTATGATACCGTTAAAGTTGTTCCATCCCATGTGATAAGCCCATAGTTTGATGGGATGGGCTTGACAATTATATTTTCATTTAAGGCTTTGCCTTCAGTGGCAAGGATCTGAGCATCTTCAGATGGCGTTACCTCATGAGCTCCGTCATAGATAGGTCTGTCTACCTGCTTTGGTGCTTTCAATTCACCGGTCAAAGAACTATTACCGGAAAGCTCACCAGATAGTCTTTCAGATTCGGACAGATTTCCGATAAGTATGTCCATCAGTAAACCTCCTTAGCTACTATAAAAGTGCCCTCCAAAAATGTATCTGTCCATCCGTCTTTCATTACTATTTCCAGATCATACGCATATTTACCGAAGTCAAGTTCCTTTGTATCCGATGGCTCCAGCTTCAGGATCATAGTGTCGTAAGGAATCTGCTTTACAAGCAAAGGATCCTCATCTTTATAATCGGATCCATCCGTCTTCATTTCTTTATGCTTCATGGCGAACCTGATCTGATCTCCTTCTACAGGAATGTAATCCGTCTTCTCGCCTGTTTCTTCGTCTATTCTTTTGATTCCCACCTCAGTGGCGAATGAGTCGCCTCTTGTTAGGGTTATAGTTGTTCCTTCGATCTTATGCATGTCTTTCTCCAATAAAAAAGCACCTTCGTTCGAAAGTGCTTAAGTGTTTATTATTAAGTTCACATTACCATGCCGGCAAGTTTAGCGATTACATCCACCGCTTCTTTTAGGTGCTCCCCAACGGCTTTCATCTTGGAATTATCTTTGAGATAATGGATACCATCGGGTGTTATCTCAGCATTATCCAGACTTGTTACCAGAATATGTTCCCCGCCCCAAACATTGGCGAAAACCAAACCTGTAATCAGGCCCTCTTCTTTCATGAAGTACAAGACTGTGTTAAAGTAGCTTTGGTTTAGTCCCTTCATAACCGTCTCTTCGAAAACCTTTTTATCAAATGTGATTCTCCTCTTCAGACAGGCATAATAATAAACTAAAACCTTATATACAATTACGTCATAATCATCTTTGGCCATATTATTTCTCCTCATGAAAATACCACCTGCCTCATAAACGAGTGGTGGTATTAATTGTAACTTGTAAGAATATGAAGCATCTCCCCTGCTCCACTTGCTGCAAATTCTTCTAATTGCTCTGCACTTACCTTATTGTCAAGGCAAAACTTATCATATTCTTTTTTTATCGTTTGAGCTTCATCAATGTCTCTTATGCTGAAAATTCTATCAGCAAACTGCATCAATTTAACCCTAATAGTTCTATCTTTCATAATAATGGCCTCCCTAAAGGCATTAGTATATTCATACTATTGGTCAGTCGACGCTCTACGTTTCGTCCCGGCTTTTCTTTTTTCAAATATTCACCCACAATCTTTTCAAGTGCATTATACCTCTCATCCAAGGGTATTTCAATCAGTTTTTTTGCAAATTCGAAATCACTAGACACCGGATCCACTATTTTTTTTATATCCTTTAATGCCTTAACATATGTATGATAACCCTCTGTCCATCTGATATTTGATTGATCACTTATAATTTGTGATAGATATTCAACTGTGCCCTCTTCTATCGCTATATTTCTTTTTAAAATACTACTTCTTTTTTCCACAGGGTATATGCAATATGAGCGTGCATGCAAGTCTTCATGTATAATTGTCTTTATATCATATAGCCTATCTTTTCTTATAACAATTTCGCAATTTGGCAACTTTTCCCCCAGATAATCCGGCATATCCGATTTATCCACAACTATTGTTTTTCCAGACCACTGGCTCTTTGGCAGCCCATACCTTTCTTTGTTAAGGATTGAATCTACAGCTCTGCATGCCCTTTGGCAATTGCCACTCCTTAGATCATTCATGAGATCTGTGTTTCCTTCGGCAAATTTTAGCGACTGCAAGTAATCTATTACAGGCGTTTCATATTTACTTGCTTTCTCAGCTGCTTTAGTGAGTATTTCTTTTTCACGAGTTATGCGAGCATTCTTTTGATTATCAAACTCCTTCTTCGTCCATACATCCGTATACCCATCCTCGTCTTTATAAGTCACCATACACTTACAGTTGTCGTGGCGTTTGTAGATGTCCGCAGGAGCATTCTCTGGGGTATAGATCCCAGCCAAATCTGCACACCATTTGCAGCACCTCCCCAGCTGTCTTCTGATGATGACTTCTTTCATGCCAGCCTTGGATCTGAATTTTACATTGGCTTCCACGTACTGATCATAGAATGCGTGGCACAGGTTGCATACCGGTTCTCCGAGCAGATTGCTTATAATGTTTTCAAAGGTTTTCTTCTTCGCCATCCTCTTCAGCCTCTTCAAGAGCCTGCATAAGGCCGTTAAGAAGAGCTCTTATCCTTTCTTCCGGGAACTCTGCCCTTACTGGATTAAGGTGTACATTCCTGGTACTGTCTATCTGCTTTTGGATCTCTGATGCAGCATCGTTCACCATACCATGGACCCGTTCCAGGAGCGGTTTGATCGTGCGCTCTGCAATATTCCAGTAGAGCTTTCCATCCGGCAGCTCATCCTGTCTGATATTCTCGATAAGCGCAGCTGAGGCACACTCTCCAAGAGCCCTGGCATATAGTGAAACGTCTTCAGGTTTAGCCTGGCTATTTCTAAGCTTCTCTCTGAAAGCCCTGATATCCAAGTTTCGATTCACTTTTCCGTTAAAGGCCTTCTCTATTTTTTCATACAGCTTAGGTGCTATGTCTTCCATAATTAGATTCCTGTTAAGTCCTCAAATTTTTCTTCATCGAAATATCCGGGAAGCGCCTGGTTGATCTTGGCCACACCGTCTCCATAAAGCCCAAGTGATGATGCATCGGCTTCGAATACAGGTGCCCATTTAGGCTTCGTGAGATATAAGACGTCACGTGTATACGGCTTCTCAAGATTATCCTGGTGACATCTGGCAAGGTATGCAGCATTAAGGAATCCTGTCCCGAATGTGCGCTGCGCCTTTCTGGCCATCAGGCGAAGGTTCTCGTGTGAAGCTTTGATTGCTTCCGCTGAGCTGGGATTATCTGTCGCAAATCCTAGGTCATCCATGGTGAGCCCGGTCTCCCCGGCAAACATAGATGCTATCGCTCTAAGCTGTTCTGTATAAGGACTCATCGTCTGCTGTGGGAACTGACCAGCTACCGGTTTATCTCCCTCTTCATCTTTAGTGATTTCCAGAAGTGTAGTAACTGCAGCCTTCCAGGTGTCCAGCTTATCTGCGTCCTGAGATGTACCCAGCACGTATCTCTGGGGATATGAGTAGAAATCAGCTGAGATATCCATTCTGACCAGGGTACGCTTTGCCATGCTCTGCAGGTTCATACAGGCCCTGCTTATTCTTGAATGTCCGAATGGTCTTCTGGCGTCAGGACGATACACTATAGGCACCAAAAGAGGATATGGAGCCTTTGAAAGATCGGTACGGAATAGTTTATTATTTTTGTAATATTCCGTCTTCCCAGGCGTGAAATAAGCCTCCATAACGGGTCTCCTCTGCTCATCCCTCTTCAGTACTGCATATCCTTCAGTAAGGAATCCTGTAACAGGATCCATTATTCCTGTCGCATTCCCTCCATCGATAACTTCAAGCCTTGGAACATCTCCTGCGTTGTCCGCTATGTAAATAAAGCTACACGAGCTGATCATGGCGGAAAGTATCGCGCTGTCTGGCAGGATATCCGGATTATTCATGTCCAGGATCTGCTGCAGATCCAGATTGTCATCCTTAAAGCCTTTGAAGATCAGACGGTCTGCAAGGCTATCCACAGCCTTTGCGCTCCAACCCATTACAGCTGAATAGTACCCTCTGAGTTCTATAGGTACTACCGGGTTGAGTCTTTTACCCTCTTCCTTCATCTCGTAATATTTGTATCTGAGGTTTACCCTGGATTCCTTCTGTGTAAGTTTTCTTCTCAGGTAAGCCATGCCTTTCAGATCCGGCATCTCGTTTCTCCTTTTCGGCAAAAAATACGCCTCTTCAGCCAGGCGTTTTCCTATCGTGTGTTTTTTTTCGTAGTGACGGCGTGAACTTCAGCCGACCGAGGGCCCGGGTCGGTACCCCCCTGTGCTTCATTCTTTCGCTTTATATGCAGACCAATCGGTCGAATGAGGCAATATTCGATTTGAAATAATATCACCTTTGTTGCTCGTTTCTATATCGATTGACATCTTGTCCGACTTCTGCCTGTTGCATGTCCAGTGGGCTAACTGAAGGTTCTCTAGAGCCGACGGATGACCTCCTTTAGCAATCGGTATAATATGGTCAATACATGGCGACATAGGATGAGGATATTTCAGCTTCTTATCCACTGGACGCCCGCATATCCCGCAAACATCCTGGGTGGCATAAATGCGCTTCTTATTGCGCTCAAAGGCTGTACGGTGGGTCCCTTGCTGGTCGGGTCTTGCATGAAGCCCCGGGCCAAATCCAAGAGCCCCGGTACTTGATATCCCCCGGCCTTTAACAGACGGGGTATCATTCTCTCTCAAGGCCTTCTGGACTATTCTCTTTGACTCCTGCCTTCCTCTTACCAGTATGGCATTGAGTTCCTGATGCTCTTTGATATTCTTTCTGAAAGTCGAGTATCCTATACCGAGCTGTTCAGCTATATTCTCATTACTCAGTCCTCTTCTCGCCCAGCGTTCTATCTCCTGGAGGTAAGGACTTATATGCGTGTCCCATCGTGACATTTCCTGCATTAGTCGCGCGCCTGCGCTTGTTTGTCAAAATAAATAGCAGCCTTTCAGCTGCTCTTTGGTCTATGATATTATATTTTATTCGTTGCGGACCTGCTCGATCAGATCTGCCAGGTTTAGCAATTCCTCTTTGGTAAGCGTCATGCCCTTCATGGGCTTGCCATCATGGTAGTGCCTTCTGATGTCATACATCGGCTGCCTATCATACCATGATACCAGGTTGAGCTGCAGCGTCTCCCCGTTTTCCTTTCTCCCGGCTATGCCAATCTGTTCGATCAGTTTATATCCTTTCCATTCGCTCATATAGTTATCCTCCAATATCAAAACAAGATCTCACATGGCAGCGAGATCCTGAATTGTTCCGAACGGAGGTTTCATTCGAAATGAAAAAAGAACCGAACATTTGTCATATTCTGACACTACCATGTTACCACATTTATTTTTCCCTGGGAGGGCAGATTATATCCATCCCATATTTTCTGCTACCATGTACACAAACCTTGACTTGTATCTGCCATATGTCCTCGGATCTGCGTCCCTCGGATAAGGCTCTCCAACCATGATGTTATTCCAGACACCTCTGATGTATTCCGCTGGGATCATTGATTTTGATTTTTCTATAGCCATGATCTGCTTGGATATTTCTGCCAGTTTCATAGCTTTCAAACTGGTTGGATCTCCCGTCTTGTTTGTTTTCCCTGACGGCACTCCTCCTGTATCAGGACTCATGCCCTCGTCAATTCTCAGGTTATACTCATCCTTAAGATGCTCATACCTTCTGATCAGCCAGAGCGTCTGCATCCATAGCCCATGTTCAAGGCGATATGGATTCCTTGTCAGTCTTTGATAATCTCTCACATCCACCTCCATTAGAAATCCACCAGGCTGAATATGTCTTCCTGGCTTTCTTCATAATTCGGCCTGAAGTATTCAGTCGATTTGACTTTCTTACCTCTTGGCCATGATTTATATTTTCTTGGTTCGCCCAGCGCAACCATGACATATTCCAGATGCTCAATCCCAGTAACCGGATGCTCATATCGTCTGATGCTGTCTTTCGGAATGTAGTATCCGGGTATCGGTTCAGGATCCTCAAAGAGATCCGAGATGTTTATCTCCTCCCTCTTAACTACGGGTCTTACAAGATTGCCCGAGCAGGAATAACGGCGCTTGTAGCATGACTCCTCTTGCCTGAATGTCTTAGTGGTCTCCTTGATCAGGTAATCCGCAAGCTGAGAGTATTCCCCTGTATTATCCAAAAGTACGGCCTTAACGAATCCTTTATCCTGCCAGGCATCATCAATCTGATCCAGTGTGCAGCCTGAAAGAACCATGTGATGGTGGATCCTTGTGTGTTTCCATTCTGTTACCGCTACATACTTCAGATCCGGGACCATGCGTCTGAGTTTTCGTATGAAAGCAGCACGGTCTTTTTTAGCTTGCTCCTGGGTAGGAGCTTCCTTATACGTCAGAACGACATGGAAGTCATCCTCATGGAAGTTTGCATTCAAAAGTCGTGCTAGGTTCTTGGCTGCCATCCTGTCATTGTTCTCTCTGACCTTCTCTCTGGTTATATTTCTTTTTTGCTTGCGCTTATCCGTGTGGATCCCCGAACTCAGTTTGAGAGTTACGTCGATGGTTTTACCGGCTACACAGGTCTCACGGATCGCTCTATATGATTTCTTCATCTGTTAAGTTATTAATACTCTTATCAAGTTTTAATGCTCATACCGAGCGCCATACCCTCAAGGGTAGAGCCGGTGCTGAATGCACCGGCTTATCGGGGATTAAGGATTTATATATAACAGGTGAGGACAAGAACCCCTGTTATACGCTTACATCGGCCTCGTGCGCGGCCTTTTGCCAGGCGTATATTCAGTGCAGTCTTTAATGCTGCATATAAGATGCCTGGCCCTGTGCTCTATCAGACAATAGTCGCAGGTTCCATACGTCCTGTCACTGCTTCTATATTTGCAATCCATTCTCTTACATTTGTAATCATCGTTAGTGAGCAGCGGATAATCCATATCAGGATCCAGCTCCGGATCCGTCTCGTTATCTAGAGTCCAGGATTCCTGATCATCCGTATCTCTGAATATGGCATCTGCGCATCGCTGTATGCGTTTTCTCTGCTCTTCTTTCCTTTTCATAATAGATTCGGTCTCATCATCAGATTTAGAAGAGTTCCTCTTCATCCTTGCATAATATGTTTTAGTACAAGTATCTCTATTGCACACCGGATACTTTTTCTTCCGGCCGCGTTTCTTCCTTGGATCATCGAAGTATTTGATACCGCATACTTCACATATCTTATACTGATTCACTTACCTTTCCCTCCATAGGACAGTATTATCAGGGTGAGGCAGATTATAAATGTTATTATCACTCCGTTACTCATCGTCAGCCTCCTCCTCTTCAGGCCGCTTGACTTTTTTCATGATAGCTTGGATCCATGACTTAATATTGCTTGATCTGGATTTAGCATCTTCTCTTTTGAAAGCATTCCTTCTAAAACCGTTTGCCCAAGCCATATCTCTATGGCTGCGCCTGGATCTTCTCCTATGCTTTGCTGCTGTAGTCATAGTTCGTCCTCCTCTTCATCTTCGCATACTGCAGGCTTCGCCGATGATTTTTTCAGAAAGCAATCCTTTATAGCATCCGACAAAACCATAGATAAGTTATTACTTACCTTCATCTCGTCTGCATTCGCTTCTATTATTATTTTTTCAATTCTCATCGTTATTTCTCTCCGTATGTATATATATATCTCCCGTTTCTTCTGCCATTTCGCCTTCTTTTATGACCATACTCGCAGTATAAAAATCATAAAATGCATTAGTTGGGCGTACCATATATATTATGCCCTCATCATCTATTTTTATTTGAGTCACCTTGACTCGTATCCAAGCATAATCACCAACATTAAATTTTGTTTTCATTTATTCCTCCGCTTCTATTATGGTCGGTCGGCTTTCAATTACACCACTTACACCGTACCGTTCTACTAAATCAAATAATGGGTCTTTTTTTAAATGGCTTAATAACTCGTCTTTATCTATCAGCCTACCGTGTGGAGTAGGTATCTCAATGATTTCAGCATTTTTAAATATCATTATTGCGTCTTTTCCTAGCACAGATATAACGCCCTTTTCATTTAGTTTTATAGTGTGTGGTTCTTTTGGCAAGTCTATGCCTTTAACTATGAATGACATCTCCATCCTCCTAATATATTCAGCAGGGCCCATAAAGTAATGCTACATCCGTAGCAAAAGGAGAAGCTTTCTCCTTTCTGTATTGTTATGGTTTGTTAGTAAGATTGTTTTTGTTTTTGACGGTTATCTATATTTATTTTTCAAGAAAGGTTATAAAAATGACTGGGCCCTGCTTAATACCTGGTTCATCTGGCGTTTATTTGCCTTTCTATGTTCCGGATATCCATCTTCAGTCTCGAGATCTCAGCATCTATCCTGTTCGCTATGCGCAGGTCGTTTTTCCAACCTCTTGCAAGGATCCTCTCTTTCAGATCTGCTTTGTCTTGGATCTGAGCTTTAATGCTATTGATCTCCATTTCTTCCTTAGTCAAGTTGCAGCTATGATAGTCCTGAATGCCATATCTACATCCATGAGCCATATATGCTTCATTCCGGAAATAGTATTCACAACTTCTACAGCAGTCGATACATACAAGCTGCTTAGTTTTCGTACAGACTTTCCCGACCTTATAGTCTATGGTCCCACACTCAGGACAGATGCATGTCATCAGCCATACACCGCCTTCCCGATATCTTTATACATAGCTGCGCAGGAATCATGTGTTACGTTAACTTTACGCAGGCCTCCTCCTTTAAAGAACACCTTAACGGTTCCTTCGAATCTGTCCGGCATGTCAACAACTTCATACCTCATGTCCAGGACGTCGCTCCTATCATCAAACAGGAATGCCCCAAGAAGGTACTGCTCCACGTAGGTCTTCTTTTTTTCTTTCTGCTTTGGTGTAAGAATCATTCGTGCTGCTCCTTTCTCCTGATCTGATATTATCTTCAGTGTGTACGTTTCACCGGGGTACAGTGTTATCGTATTCTTTTCTGGCTCCCAAAAGACTGCAGGTTCTACAGGTGGCTCTGGTGCAATCTTTTCCTCTTCATGTGAATTAGTCCCGTAGCCTACCTCAAGCAAATTGCGTGTAATAGTGCTGTACTGCATTCCCATATACTGAAGTATCTTCTCAACATGGACTCCCTGCGATACCATCTCCTGACCTACTTCAGCCAACAAATTCATAAGCGAATCTATGGAGTCATAACCCAGTTGTTCAGTGTTCTGCCTTATATATTCCTCGTTCATATATCCATCTCCGTCTGATTAGTTTTAACCTTTACTAATACGTACTCTCCTGTTGCCTTGTCATATTCGACTTTCTGTCCAGGATCCACGCTACCCTTTATCTGAGTCTTGAGATTTATTCCTATTGCAACGCTATAATCAAAGTGTGGTATCTTTGATGTAATCGCATTTATCATTTCCCCGGTATCCGGGTCAGGAATCTCTTCAATCAGGCTTTCATTCTCCACCTTTATTTTGAGCGTTACAGATCCGGAATCCGTATTCTTTGCCTTCATTGCATGAAAGAGATTGTTTAAGCCCGAATTTAAGCTTTCTCTTATCTCGTTGAATTGAACATCCATTATATTCATTACTTTATCCCTTTCTTAGTTTCATAGATTCCTGCAGCTGTAAGGAGCCCGAAGAACGGGATCCACGCCCATGCCGTCTTCCATATAAAGATCACTATCTGTTCCGTAATAGTCATGAGTGCACCTCATTTCTTCTTTTTCGTATAATCGTTATTGAACCAAAGAAGGAATTTTCCCTCTTCAACCCTAATTGTTTCGTTCTTATTTCTCGGAAGGGTTGGGCATGTTGGGTCCTTCAACATTCGAGTGACCGTAGGCCTTCCGAGGCCTGTCATCTTCATGACATCTTTTACCCCTAAAATCCTCATTTTTTACTCTCCTTATTTGACCAAGAATTTCCAAACGGTCATATCTATGGGCACATCGCAGAACTCTTCGCCATTGGATCCAACCGCTATGATCGTTCCTACAAAGGTAGTCCTTCCAATCTTGCAGTTGGCTTCCTTTTTCTTAATTCGGCCCTCTTCATCGCAAAGAATCACCATGTCTCCAAAAGTTACCGCCTCGATGTATCCGCCTACTGTTTTCTGAAGGTTCTCTAAGGTATTACTTATAAATGTCATGTGCCCTATCTTTTCATCCGGGCGTTTAACAATAGCTTTGATTTTGCTCATTATTCAGCCCCCCTCAATTCCATACGATCATGTAGTAATTTGGCCGCCATGATGACTACGATTTCCTCTACTTTGTCAATCATGAATGATGTGACATCATCTGGATCCGTTCCCATAGATAAAAGACTCAGTATAGCGGGGCCTAGGGCTTCAATTTTATTCTCAATATCCATCTTTGCCAGATTTGCGACAGCAAAATCCCACTCCGCCTTTGCCTTCTTTCCTTCTACGCTTTCCGGATCAAGAGAAAAGAAGCGCTCCATACATTTCGTAACCTCTTCATTTGCTGCCGTCTCTCGCTTCCGGGCTTTTGCTCTTTTATCAAGCCAATACTTAGTTTCTCTTTTTATTTCGTCGTTCATCATAATAACCTCCCATTATCGGTGCTTATTCCTTATAGACCCTGTTCTTTTTCTATAAATGGTAAACCGCCATGCTTTTCATCGAATTTTAATTTAAAAGTGTAATTTACCCATTTGGATCTAAAAATCTTCTCTTCCTGCTCTGTTGGAGTAAAAAGATAGAAGCTGTTTATTGATGACTTCTGACTTTTGCAGATCTTATTGGATCCCGGCTCCCTTTCTTCCGAGGGTAGAAAGTAAATTCTTTCTCTTTTGTTCTTCTCTGCTTTTTCCACTGAAGACACTTGCAAATAGTTATAATCTTCAAAGAATGTATAGGCATTATTTAAGAAGCCAAAGCGTATTGCCATCTTTTTTCTTTCTTTTCCCGTCTTATTCAGGGTGATTTTAACGTCATAGTTCCTTTTTGCATTCGACTTATTTTTAGTAGCAATATCTCTGACCATACCTAAATCACTGAATGCCTGCTTATAGTTCTTGTTCATTTCCTTAACCTCCTATGTTCCTTTGATTTCCTCTGTCAAGAGGAAATCTTTCTGTTGTAAACGTAGTTTATAACAGATTCTCACTTTAAGTTAGAATTAAAGCTAAAAAAATATCGCTGCAACAGTAGTGCCGTAATACTTCGCGATTCTGATCTTAACATCATCGCGAGGTACTCTTTTCCCAGTTTCATACATTCCAAGTGAAGAAACCGAGATATCTACTGCTTTAGCGACTTCTTCCAGAGTTCTATCTCCTCTCAGTTTTTTAAGTTTGAGGCTGAAATCCATATTCATGTCGTTCTCCTTTCTTAAGACATTTCAAATTATATACTCACTTTCAGTGAAAGTCAACACTTAAAGTGAAAATTTCTGTTTACTATTTTCACTTTTTGTGATAATATCCTCTTGGAGGTACATTATGGAATTTAAAGACATACTTAAAAACTTAAGAAAAACGCGGGGCTATTCTCAAATAGAACTAGCTGGCAAGCTCGGAGTTTCTCCCGGCCTTATAGGTATGTATGAAACAGGAAAAAGGAAACCTAGCTACGAACTTTTGGAAGCGATTGGCGATTTCTTTAACGTCTCTACTGATTACCTTCAAGGGAGAGAAACAGGAAGCGAGTACTATCTTGATCCTGAAGTGGCTCAGCTCGCACAGGATCTGAAAGATAATCCTGACATAAAGGTCCTCTTTGACGCTTCCAGGAAGTTGTCCAAAGAAGATATTCAGTTTGTCATTGATATGATCGAAAGGATGAAGTGACAAGTATGGGGTATGATGTGAGATTTATAAGAATGAAGATGCCTATAGGTATCAGAGGGATCGCCGTCAAGTCTTGTCAGTCTGATGGCGATTTTTATACAGCGCTAATTAACGAGGATCTAAACGAGAATGCAGCCAAAAGAGCTGTCCTCCATGAGCTGGAACATGTGTCAGAGGATGACTTTACTTCTGATTATCCTGTTTCTGACATAGAAAAGAAGATGAAAAATAGGTAAAACATTCCATCTGTTTTAAAGAAAGGAGGTTCAATATGGCAAAAGCCAAGAAGCTGCCTTCTGGAAATTGGCATATACTTGTATATGATTATACAGATGATAATGGCAAGCGACATTATGAGTCACTGACAGCCGATACTAAAGCTGAAGTTGAGTATAAGGCTGCATTATTCAAGAAAGATAAAAAGAACCGCAAAAAACCAAAGCTGGAGCTTACAGTCGGGCAAGCAGTCGATAGATACATCGAGCTATCGCAAACCCTATCCCCCACAACTCTCCAGAGATATGAAAACATGCGGAAATATGGTTTCCCGGATTTGATGGAGGTCAAGGTCTCTAAGCTCACAGATGAGCTGATACAGTTCGAGATCAATAAGGAGTCCAAGCGCAAAAGCATACACACCGGCAAGCAGATTTCAGCAAAGACTGTCAATAATGAATGGGGGCTTATAAGCTCGGCCTTGAAATCTATCTGTGGCCTAATGTTTAATGTCCGGCTTCCAAAGAAGCAGAAGAAGCACAAGGAGCTTCCGGATCCAAAAGTTATTATAAATATAGTACGCGATACCGATATCGAACTGCCTTGCCTTCTGGCCATGTGGCTATCCTTCTCGATGTCTGAGATCCGGGGTTTCAAATGTTCATCTGTCCGTAATGGTCAGATATATGTTGATCAGGTAAGAGTCACAGTCGGAGGATTGCCGACTGAAAAAGAAAATGCCAAGGTTGAAACAAGAAAACGAATCCAGTCTCTGCCGGCTTACATAGAGAATCTTATAGAATCTCAGGAAAATTATAAAGAGTATAAGAGATCCGGAAGCGATTCGTATCTGGTTGCACTTAACCAAAATGAGATCTACAACCGATTCAAGAAACTTACAAAAGCAGAAGGAATCGAAATGACTTTCCACGATCTCAGGCATATGTTCGCCTCGATCATGCTGACCAAACTCCAGATCCCGGAGAAAGTTGTCCAGGAGGAAGGTGGATGGTCTACACCACATATAATGAAATCTGTATATTCAAATACTTTTTCCGATTCCAGAAAAAATGCAGACAGTATTAGAGATGAATTTTTCGAGAGCCTTTTTTAAAAGGCTCTTTTGTTTTGCATTTCGTTTTGCATTTTTGTTGAAAATAGTGAAAATCCGTGCAAATTTGTGCAAATTTGTTTTAATTTGTGAAGATTGCTAAAACGCGAAAACCCTTGAAAATCAAGGGCTAAACAAAACATCCCTTGAAAATCAAGGGATGTGGCTTTGGAGCAAGAGACGGGAGTCGAACCCGCACTCTATCCTTGTATTTCAAGGCTTTTCTCCTTCTGTTTTGCATTTTTATTTTGCAAATAAAAAAGCCCGGGCAAAAACCCGAGCAAAAAGGAGGGGTGTGTTATGAAGCAGAAACACTCTAACTTTCAAATATGATCGGCAGGGGGCTGGCTCTTTCGCCCAGCTCCTTTACGTTCGTATTCCCGCCTGCTTCCACATATGATTTATACAGTTCTGTAAATGCTGATACCTCATCTTCAGGAATGCCTCCGAGCTTGATGTATTTCTTACTAAGATACATAAGTTTCTCCCTGACTAATGCGAGTACCATCATCTCAAACGGTGTCTTCTTTTTTCTCTTTTTACGATCCTGGTACACGTTGTTTATCAGGGTCCATGCGCCTTGTGATCCGAACACAATGGCTATAATCTCGATGAGGTGTTCATTCATTCGTTTACTCCTATTAATAAGGGGCAGAGCGTTAGAGACACAACCACTCAAGCCAATTAAAGTTATAGTTAAGGAATTGCCCTGCCCCGATTAAACTATATTGAATTAAGAAATCTCTGGAAGGCTTTGGCTGTGTTTTCTCCCAGATGTCCGTCAGGCGTTCCACAGTTAAAGCCTTGGGCATTCAGGAACTCCTGAAGTGCCGTTACTGTTTTCTCACCCATATATCCGTCTACGGCCCCACAATTGAATCCTTGCTTGTTAAGGTAGGTCTGGAGAGTCTTGATAGTGGGAGAACCGCCATCATTATAGTCAACGGCTAACAGGTTCATCTGGTATTTATATGCTCCTATCTTCTGTCCGCTGATCCATCCGTCTCTTGCGGAAGTGCCTAACCACTCCTGCATCCTTAATACGGATTTTCCGCCAAGCAGACCGTCTACTACAAGTTTTTCCTTTGCCGGAGTGTACGGTGTAGGTGCCTTTCCCTTCTGAACATCGCAGCCTATGTCTGCCTTGAATCTGTTCCATCCCGTCTCATTTGTTACGAATGTGATAGGACACAACTTGCCGTTTACATCGAAGTGCCTAATTACATGTGCGTTGTCGATGTTATACAGTTCGCATAGTGCCTGGCCTAATCTCTTGGCATTCTCCAGGATCTTCGCTGTATGCTGTCCGTTAACTGAACACATCTCGATTGAAATGGAATTGGTGTTGTTGACGATTCCCCAATACTTGTGTCCTTTGGAAGCGTAAGGTGATCCCTGATCGAGCCATCTTGTTGAGCCTACAGCCCAAGCAACGTAATTATCGGGAACAGACTGGATTATCTCCGTCTCATCTACGAAATAGTGAGCAGAAGCATCCACATAAGTCCTTGCGAAGTAGTTGGCGTTTGCTCTTGCTGTGTCTGTCTTGTTTCCTGTGTAGTGGTACGCAAGCCATTTGATAGCACTTGTTGACCTTGAACCACCGTAGTTATCGCTTCTTGCTAAAATCTGGCTACTCGCTAACATCTTCTTCCTCCTTATAATAATTCCTGGATGATACGCCTATAAGCGCTGCTATAAGGATTCCCACCGCAGCTATGGTGGTGCCGATCTCCGTTAAGTATGGAAATTCCCACACCTTGCCAAGAGTAAGCCAAAAGCCCTCAAGAGCGGGGATCGCAACAAGTGCGAACCATTTCAAAAACTGGTATGCTTTGTCTGATAACTTCATTTTTTCACCTCATTTCCCAAATGATATATAAGAGTGGTGCTGATTTTACGTAAACAAAAATCGCAACTCCCAGGAGTGCGATCATAAGTGTGATTATTATGTTTTTCATGCTTAAGTCATAAATGTAACGTCAGCACCACAGTATGTTCCCTGTGAACGTACAGTAACCACTCCTGCTGTGCTGATTTCAAGGTAGCCGATATTGTTCCAAGCGCCGCCTGTACCGTGTGCAAATACTGGTGATGTCGGACGGTAACCACTTGGTAATGTGTATATGTTTGTTGATGCTCCTGTGCTAAGCCCTGACACACCAACATGAACATGCACTACTCTACCATACTTCTCATAGTAACATCCACCGTAGTTTGAATATGATGAACCGCTTGTCGGTGTGAATGTTGCCCTTACATAGTCAGAACCAAGGATCTTGACTTCTTGAATAGCAGCACTTGCGACACGAATCAAGTATGCACCGCTTACTGTCATACCCATAAGGAGCAGATTACCATAGTTGCAGTTATCCCCACTTGCAGCCCCATTAGCACCGCCACTCCTATGTGGGGAATAGATAAAGTTATACCATCCAGTTCCTATGGTAACGCTTCCTTTGGTATATGCCGTCCCAATGCTCGCAGACCCCATACAGCCACTTGAGTATCTTAATTCCGTTACAAGCCCATCTACAGTAGATGCTGATGCTCCATAGCTACCCATAGCAACAGATGACTTAAACGATGTCTTCAGCTGACTGGCCATATTCATGACGTTCCTAGCAAGTATAGGCAAGTTAATATCCATCAAGTTAGCATCCTCTGCTACCTTACCGAATGCTATTCCTCTACCGCTTGTATGGTAGTCGACTAAGGTGTAAGCTGTTCCGATAGTGGTGCTGGCAGATGATGTAGCAAAGGCGTCTGCTATCTCCAGCAATATATCGAACATTGATTCCGTGCTGGTAGGGACTATGGTGCTGACCGTTCCTGAGTAGTTCGATAAAGTAACGCTCTTACTGGTATAGCTCGAAGCCGAATGCGTCTTATACTTAACTACCGCGGATTTAGTATTCTTGTTGTTTACCGTGGCAATGTCATAAGAAAATTCGACCTTGCAGTAAGCTCCGTCTTCATCTATTACTCCGGCCTGAGTACACCTTCGCGCAGAGAATCCTGTAATACTCGGAGTATGCCAGTCGTATGTGGTCAGCGTCTGACTTGTTGAATAGCTCAGCCCTCTACCATCTGTTACCGTGTAGCTGACAGTCTGCGGTATCGTATTGATTACATCAGGAGTAGTTGCAGTCGCAGCGTTATAAGTCACGCCGTTAACTACCAGCGCCCTGCTCTTAGCTGATGTACCATACTGGAATGTATCCGTCGCTGTTGCCTGGATCTTCGACTTGCCTTTGATATAACCGCCGTAGGTAGTAGCTAATCCTGTCGGATCCGAAATAACAAGAGTCGCAGAAGGTGCCATGCTTGAAGGCGCTGTGACTGATAAGGACGTCATCTCCTTAACACCTATCTGCGTACTTCCACTATAAGTTATGACGCGTATCTTGAGTTTCTGCCCGTTCGGAAAGTAGGATGCCCAATTCGTTGGAAGGTCCCATGCTTTAGAAGTAGTTACTCCCGTAGCGATATTAGTCCAGTTCAGTTTCCCATCAACGCCCGCCTGAATAGTATGCGTGAAACTCGTACTAGCTCTCGTGATCGTGAATGTCACACTGGAGCCGAGTTCTACACTTGTTTTATTGGCGCTTATACTCGAAGCTCGTGGTATAGTTGTAAGCTTCAAACTATTCGAAGCTGTAAGTGTACCAAGCGATACGTCTGTTGCAAAGCTTGCCGAAGCTGATACTGACTTGGAACCATCCGAACTATGCGTTACGGTCTTAGTCTTTGTCATCAGTACCTGTCTGCTTGTGTTGGTACGAAATGTAGAAGTCCCGCTATAAGTTGTCCCATCCAGCGTCAAACTTACAGGGCAAGGACTGTTATTCCAGGACACACCGTTTCCGTAGTAAACGACGACCGCAGTGACGTCCGACGTATTATTAGCTATATTTACATTGCTTTCCGATAATTCGATCGCTATATTTCCAGCCATTAGTCAACCACCTTCTTGAATGATAAGTTTCCGCTCGAGCGGGGAAGGAATGCGAACTTTCCGAGACGAAGTGAGTTAATGAACTCGCCATCTACCGCATAGAACTTACGATTCTGCCAGTAAGCTATCTCACCACCGTTTTCAAGGAATACTATCTTATCGTTTTGGATCCTTAACGTCAGCTCATTACCTTCGACTCCAAGTATGATGTTGCCGTTCTCGAATCGGATGTATTTGCTTATATCCTGAAATTGCGCAGCGGTCTGTTCATTGACTGAGTTCTGTGAGACCTGGAACTGCTCGAAGTTGAACTGAATAGCCTCAGCTGTTTGCTCTACGGATGAGCTTATACTGGCTAAAAGGTTATCTGTTTCGTCCTGAGTGTAGTAGTTCTTAGCAACTTCCGCGTATATTGCGTCAGTCGTCTGGTCTATCGTGCTTAAGGTCTGTGTTCTTAACTGCTCTACATTCTTGAGCGCCTCGTATTCAGTCAGCTCAGTTACATCCGAGTATGAGAAAGTCCCATTCGAGTAGGTATTCTGCCATACTACCCAGCAGGTCATCCCCATATCTAATATCGGCTGATCTGTAGACCATCCCGAAGGAGGGTTCGCAGTCGGTTTTGACGGCTCCTCTTCAGCGAGTTTGTAGTACGGTGTTACTGCTGTCACAGATACACCCTGTGGGCCTGTTTCTCCAGTGGGTCCCGTCGCGCCTTGAGGACCTGTTGCTCCTGTTGCTCCTGTTAAAGCTAACGAGTAAGTGAACTTCATAGAAAAGGTTTTACCGTCTACTGTAACCGGAACAGTCAGCACCCCGTTTTTTGTTGTCATCGAAGTTGTGACGGTAACTGTAAAGTAAGCTGATATAGTGCCGTTTGAAGTAACCGACGTAGTCATTCCTGTAGGCTTGCCACTTATAGTTCCAATAGTTGCTGCAACCTGAGTAGCACCCTTATATGCTATGACATTACAAGTTGTGCTTCCTGCAATTGCGGCAGTCGCAGATCCTGCAAAAGTATGATTCTCGTTCGTTAAGATGACGGTATATGCATCCGCTCCAGTACTACCCGTTGCTCCTGTAGGACCCGTGTCACCTGTCGCTCCTGTGGGCCCAGTAGCCCCCGTTGCCCCAGTAGGACCTTGTTCACCGGTTTCACCCTGAGGACCCGTATCGCCCTTTTCTCCTGTGTTCCCCGTCGCTCCAGTGTTACCTTTTTCTCCTGTTTCGCCCGTTGCGCCTGTCGCACCAGTAGCACCCGTATTTCCGGTCGCACCTTTAGGACCGTTCGAGACAATAGGCACCGTCTGAGTATCAAGTAAAGTCGTTGTCCCACCTGCTAAATATAAAGAACATCTTATTAGCGTGATCCCTGATGTTGTTGGTAACGTATATGTATAGGATGACTGATTAGATGATGACGTATATCCTGTCGTCCATGAAGATCCATTAGAAGAGTATTCCACCTTGAAACGTCCCGAATATGGCGCTGGTGTTCCTGTTCCCTGAGCTCTTGTGGATGATAATGTAATACTTGCTGGAGTAAGAGAACCACTTTCAGTTCTTACTATTGCCGCCGGTGACACTTTGAGATCATATACATAAGCTGCTGTCCCTGTTGCCCCGGTAGCGCCTGTAGCGCCCGTTGCTCCCGTATCTCCCTGCGGTCCTGTCTCGCCTGTTGCCCCTGTTTCACCCGTGGCGCCTGTCGCTCCTGTTGCGCCAGTGTTACCAGTAGCACCAGTCGCTCCTGTTTCACCATATACGCCTATGATCCTCTTGGCGGTCTTGGCGGTCGTAGTGTCGGTATAAGTTATGAGCTCATAATTCCAAAGGTACTTATTTGTAGGCGTTACTGTCTTTACAGCCGTGCCGAAAGAAGAATCAGCTGGAGCAGTCGTGCTGTTATTTGTCGCATAGTACTCAGTTATCGACGAAATACCTTTACCGGTATCACCTGTTCCGCCTGTGGCCCCAGTGCCACCCGTTGCACCCGTCTGGCCATAAACCGCTGCGATATGTTTATCAAGTTGCTTGGTAGATGAGTCAGTGTAGGTTATAAGCTCGTAGTTCCACAAATAGCGGTTCGTTGCAGTAGGGTTTTTTACGCCCGTGGAAAAAGCACTATCAGCTGGTGCTGTAGTGCTATTATTTATTGCGTAATATTCCGTTATCGATGAGATTCCTACGCCAGTTGCTCCGGTAACGCCGGTATTTCCAGTAGCTCCAGTTGCTCCGGTACTTCCTGTAGCCCCTGTTGCGCCTGTTTTACCAGTAGCGCCGGTAGCTCCTTGCTCTCCTGTTTCTCCTTGAGGTCCCGTGTCACCCGTCGCACCAGTGTTTCCCGTAGCTCCTGTATTTCCAGTCGCACCTGTTTTCCCTGTTGCACCTGTTGCACCGGTTGCACCAGTTCCACCTGTTGCGCCAGTCTCTCCAGTCGCACCAGTAGCACCGGTTGCTCCGGTGGCTCCTGTCGCGCCCTGCGGTCCGGGATCTCCTGTGGCGCCTTTAAGCGTTCCCGAGTTTATTTTCTGCTGGATCTCTGATATCGCAGATCCAGACGTCAGCAGTTCAGCTGTAAGACTTTTTGTCGTCTTACCTAAAGTGATATTGTTTGCTGCAGGATTAAGCAGATCCACGTTCAATGCTCTTATGAGCATATTGGCATCGATATTAAGGTTCTCTATCTCTACCTTGGCATACGTACCCAAACTAAATGGATTGACCTCATACCCTGCTTTACTGAGATCCGCAGCAGTGAGCGTGATAGTAGTCGCCACTCCCATCGCAGCTCCTAGATCAGCCTGAGCAGCTATGAGCAGATTACTCGGATCCGTAATGTTGTCATGCTTAACGATCTTGACTATACGTCCATATAAGCTGACGCCCTCTGCACTCTCGATGTACAGTTTTCCCTGGTTAACGCTTGCGATGGTCGTATACACGTCTCTATCCTGGTCGTCTTTGACCTTAGCACCAAGCGGAACTATTACTGTAGCAAGCGTCTCACTTGTCGTCTTTTTGTTAGCGTCGATAAGATTGATAGTCTGCTGAACCTTCTGATTGCCTATATAGTTTAAATCCGGCATATAGTCGATGTAATTCCCATCGCTTTCATGCCGGATCCAAAGATATCCACCGAGATTGCTTCCTATAAACTTATCCTTTATGAACTGCCATGTCGTAAGGTATTCCTCACTGCTTCTGGAGATATTTCCCTCTTCAGTGCTGTTTACCACTGTGATGTTACCGAGTTTGAACTGTTTCTCCGAAGATACCTGGCTGTTATGGACAGTAAGCATCTGCTCAAACAGTCCGCTTACAGTTCCATAGTAAGTAAAAGGTGCCTGGAATGAGTCATTAAAAAATGCGAGTTCTCCCTCGCACTCAATGACATTATTCTTATACAGATCCACGCTAGGAGCATAAGGTCTTCCTCTGAACAGGAGTCTGTCATCATCCCACAGCTCTACGATACTCTTCATGAGTTTAGTCAGGCCGTAGCTCGGATTGTCCTTCGGTATACTAAAGACAAGAGATCCAGAAGTGTTTAATTCCTGAGTCAGCTTACCGCTCGTAATAGCATACTCCGGTAAGCGGGGATCGTATATTATTATGCCGTCGCTTTTGATCTGATACATTTATAAGTAGCCCTCCGTAAAGGTCATCCTTGTTGCTCTGTTAACTGTCAGTTCATTATCTCCGGGCATCAGAACGATACCGGGAATAGTTCTTGTGCCTGCTGCTACAGTGTATGACTTGCCATTAAAGGTTATCGTAGTAGATCCCGTAGTTATGACCGTTGGAACTATTGGAAGCGCTCCTGCATTAGTTGCAGTGTTAGTGCCAACAGGAAGATATACCTCTGTCTCCTCCGATGCGTACCTATACGGATCCGCGGAGACGTGAACTGTCAGTCTTATGAAGTTCGGCCTGTAGTCCACGACCTCTACCGATGCGCGCCCATGGAAGTGACCATCTACCCAGTCCGGATAAATGTCTACCGTCTGGCCGTGAATATCTTTCAAAAAGTTTGCCTTAGTAGTCTCGATATCAGTCTGCACTCCGTCTCTAACTAACGAAAAAACCATAGCACGATTATTGAATTTCGTATAACCCGCTATGGCTTCCGTGTAGTCAAGAGCGCCATTCCTTCCCGGAATAACTACCTGGCTGATCTGTGGCTCAGGGCTTCCGAGGTCTACATCCTCGAGTATGAGCCCATAAGCGCTTATATTCTTACTGTTGAATCTTACATCATGAGTCATCTATTAGCCTCTTTCTCTGCGTATCGCAACGGATCCAAGAGCTGCGTCCATGTCTACTGCTATTGCTGCAGCCATTCTCTCGCCGTTTATGCTGATCGTGTGACCTGCTGCAAGTAAGTCGATGATGGTTGCAAGTTTAGCCTCAAGAGTGTTATATCCGTTCTGTGCCGGTATATATCCTCCGTTAAGCTGCATAGCCTGAGCTGATGTCGCAAGAGCAACGTCGCTTGTAATGGATCCGGTAGTCATATCGACGATATCTTCCATGGCTCCGGTGACTGAATCGGCATTCTTTTCAATACCAGTAGCAATACCAGCGGGGATCCACTGGCCTACTTCCTTAGCGAACACCTTCGAAGGTGAGCCGATACCGAGAAAGCTCTTGACCGACCTTAATGCACTTGCAGCCAAACTCATCAGCATATCCTTAATAAGGCCGCCTACAGCACTTATGCCCCGTACGATACCATTTATGATATCTCTACCTAACTGCACCCAGTTGATGTTCTTGACAAAGTTCAGAGCCTTATTGCCGATGTCTTTTAAGATGGTCGGCAAATGGGAAGCAAGGTTTTTGACACCATTCCCGATGAAGGTGATTATGTTCTTACCTAATCCAACCCAGTTGATTGCTCCAATAGCACTTACCAAAGCTAAAAGGATGTTTCCTAAATTCTTCAGGATTTCATGACGATTATCCCAGAGACCTTTAGCCAGGCTGACGATCATTGTTATACCGCCTTTGATAAGCTTAGGAACATTGTCGTTTATAAGCCCTGCGATATTTATGATAATCAAAGGTATATTGGCTAAAAGATCAGGAATGCTCGCTACGATACCGGATATCAGTCCCTGTAAGAGCTCTATTCCTGCATCGACAAAGTTTCCCACACTGTCGTGGAGTCTCTGAGTAAACTCAAGTATTTTCGGAAGCAGATCCGCCATCATAGTCGGGATCTGAGTCGCAATCGTCTGCGCCGTAGTGCTAATAACATTAGAAGCAGAATTGATGAGTCCCGGAATAAGTCCCGTGAGCATCTTTACTGCTGAACTCAGGAATGCAGGCCCGCTTGTGAGGATCACATTCACCAGTTCTGTCATGGTCTGGTGAAATGCTATTATAAGCCCACCAAACTTGAAGTTTGAGAATGCCGTTGTAAGGTTCTGAAGGACTCCCTGAAGGAGTGAAGGAATGTTCTGGATTATATTCCACAAGAGCCTTACAGCGTTCTTACCGAATATCCCTATACTTGTAGTGAGCGCCTGCAGCGCAGGTCCTATCTCTTCACCAAGCGCGATGCTTCCCATTAGATTATGAGCTGCAGCTTTCATCATATTGAAAGATCCCGTGAAGGTCGTTGCTGCTTCTTTAGCCGTGGTGCCGGTTACATTCAGCTTGTCCTGAATCACTCCTATGGCAGTATATACATCAGCAAGGTTGTCTATGTTGTACTCAACTCCGGATAATTCCTGAGCGTCCCTCAAGAGACGCGCCATCTCCTCTTTAGTACCTCCATAGCCGAGTTTCAGGTTATCCAGCATGGTGTAGTTCTGCTTTGCAAATCCCTGGTATGCATTCTGGATTGACGCCATATCAGTACCGAACCTGTTAGCATTATCACTCATATCACGGAATGCCTTATCCGCTACATCTGCTGCTAATTGTGCGTTACCTCCTGTGCTGTTTAACAGTGAAGCCGCAAAGGACGTAACGCCTTCCATATACTCATTGGCACTTACTCCTGCTGTCTGGAAGGCAGCTCTAGCATTGGCTTTTACTTTGTCAGCTGCATCGCCAAAAATAGCCTCAACACCACCTAGTGACTGCTCCAGATTGGCTCCTTCCATGATCGTATCTTTGAGAGCCTTTCCGATACCTGCAGCCGCTATCATCTTTTTTATACCTTTTACAAGGTTCTTACCGATGCCTTCACCAGCGCTGTCACCGACTCCCCTAAGTTCGTTATTAAGAACGCCATTTGTACTTTTACCTATGCCTTTGGCAGACGGCATGATCTGCACATATGCCTGGCCTAACTCAGTAGCCATATTTTACTCCTTAAAAAACCTCCTGCGCGCTGCTTCGAATGAGTCAATATCGCCGAAGGATTCAATGTCTTTCTTATCTGTCTTTTTAAGCAAGCCTTCCGTAATCATTCGAGGCTTTTTTCTGCCCTTTTGAGCGTCTTTTGTCTTCGCCCATACAAGAAGGCTTAACCTGTCAGCAATCGCTGCCAGAAGCAAAGTATCCATTCCACAGGGCAACCCTGTAAGACGTCTTATGCTCCTGCTGTCATCCGGTAGCCCTGCGGCAAGAGTCGCAGCCAGTCTTACGGATATGCTTCGCCAATCATATATGCGATACACCTCGGCAAAGTCACATATAAGATCATCCTCACCAGTTGCTACCATGCTGGCAAGGACTAGGAGTTTTTTACTTCTTCCTGTGCACCGTTGAGGATCTCTCCTACTTCAGCCATCACCATTTTGGCACTTACTCTCCCTGTCTTTTCACTCCTGCAATGATCATAGAGAGCTTCTTTCTGATCTTTTCCTAACAGTGCAATTATGCATTTAGGAAGAGAGGTCATATCTCCGTTATCGAGGGATATAAAGCCCTCAAGAAGCTCCATGTCATCCCTTACTTCATCGTCAATTGCATATGAAAACCCGCTATTAGTCTTTCCTTCTATCATTTCTTCCTCCTATAAAACGAAGGGGCCCTCCAGGGCCCCATGTAATTAAGCTTCTCTGATGATGTACTCCTTATGAGTATCTCCATCTGAAAATCCGGGAAGAGCTGCTATAGTAGTCTCATATCCGACCGGATCGCTATCGTTATATGAGATTTCTCCCAGTTCTGAGATCTTGCCATTAGCTATGACTATACGCTTTAAGGCTCCCTCTTTCAGTATCTGGTCAATTACATAAACTGCTCCGCCGATTTCCTTGCTGTTGGCTCTTACGGTGATGCCTGTTGCAAGTGTGCCTGAAACATTCTCATCACCATAAACCATCTTAAGCACTTCAACATTGAGAGCCTCTATAAAAGTGGCCCCAAAGTTGTCTGTTTTTCCAGTCTGTGTGCTGAGAACAGTATCACCACCATATGCTTTAACCTCTTCGGTTTCGATACTGTTGTCATTGGTTATTCCATCTTCTGAGATGTAGCCAAGTGGAACAAAAGCATCGTCTAACTTCTCCTTAGCTGAAGCAGGCAAAGTTGTACCAAGAGGAGCCCTGTAAACAGCTCCACCTACCGCAGGTTTTCCAGCTGTAACATTACTTGCTGTCTGTGACATTGTTTCAATCCTCCTCAATAATGTGTGATATCGTATACCGCCTGATAGCGGTATCTCTTCTTTTCGGTGTCGGTAAAGTTATAGTCGGAGTTAAGCTTTGACCTTGATATCTCCGGGAGGACTATAATCTCATCCATCGCGGCCTTTACCTCTTCATTTATTTCTGCAGCTCTTAGAAGACTGTTCCCAAATGACTGAATGGCAAAGGCTGCCTGGTAAATATAATTGGTTTTCCCGGAAGAAGTCTTCTCGATCACGACAAATTCTCCTTCATCCTTTTCAGGGCGTTCCATATATACCGGCACGCTTATACTGCTTTTTAGATAATCAAGTATTACCTTTTCGATCATTACTTCACCGCCTTAAGAAGTGTATTGTTTTCAAGAGTGTCCCTGATGGCTTTTCTGGTCGCTGCATGTACAGAAGCATTGACACGGGTCTTTCCCGGTGCATATGTGGTCACTTCATAACCATCTCCTGCTCTCTGCTGGATACCATTTGCATATTCTGTTACTACATTAAGCATCTCCTGAGATTGGAGCAGCTCCCGGACGCCCTTTCGATTCAGTTTGAACTTCACTTTAGCCATAGCGTTCCACCGTCACTTTCTTATTCCAGTCGAGCGGTATAAGGCCCTCAATTCCCTCCTGAGGGAAGCTTACTGTTTTCCATGTTTCGCCAAAAAACCTTACTTTAGTATCGACCCATTCGTGACCATCACCTTTAGGTATCCCCAATGTGTACACGGCCTTTTTCCCGGTAAGATTGAGAATGTCCAGTGCATCTGTCGAAGATACAGGCGCTACTAATACATTAGCGATGTCTTCCCAAGTCTCCTCATAAATAGGAGCGTTGAAATCATCTCTTCCCGTTTCAGTTTTTACTGCAAGCTGTATAGTTATGCCTTTCATAATTCTCCTCTTCAATACTGAAAATACCGGGCAAGGTGCCCCAATCTTACTCTGCTGTCAGCCTCGATCGTGAATCCTGCTTCCGTAGCTTTGGAACAAAAGTATAAGTCCTCGCTCAGACTCGACCCGTCCGGATATGTGACATACTTAAACCAAGGAAACTCCAGCACCTTGAATACGTCCACATTTATAAAAGCGCAGGCAAAGCCTCCGCCTTTGACCTGGATCCTGTCATTATCAGGAAGCGTGTCGTTAGTGAAGTAATCCGTATAGCTAAAAGTTCCAGGTCTGTATATCTCAATCCTGCCGTCACCGCTATTCTTTCTGGGACAACATCCCAGAACTATATTGGTCTGCGGATCCATCAAGCATTTCAGTGCGTCACAAGGAATGATCACATCACTGTCCACCATAAGTACATAGTCATACTCACCATCCAGTGCCATCTTTGCAATGTTGTTTCTAGCAGTCGGGCAGTCATATCCCTTAACAAATTCAAAATCCACCTGATGGCCCTCATTATGAAGGTCATAGATGGATTTAAACGTTTCAGGACATATAGTCTCGTATGTTGGTACAGCTACGAGGATCCTCATAAAGTATCCTCCGGCTTTTCGGGCCTGTATAAACTTATCCCGCCTATCTTCTGGCGTTTAAGCCCCAACCTTGCCAGCTCATTTTTCTTAATGAATACACCGCCGCCAGGCACAAGATACGTACCGGATACAGAGTATCCTAAAGCTGACTGACTGAACTGTGTAGTAGGCTCCTGATTCGTGGAAGTCATGAGAGTTCTTGCGACGACATCGCAGGTTACTGACTTGGCTACACTTGCGAGTGCAGGGGTCTCCTCAATCATCTTATCGAGGTCCCTTCCCAGATCCTTGGCTCTGATTCTTAACTCATCGGAAACTATGATCAGAAGGTTATTAGCCCTGTCCTCTTCATCATCAGTCATTGGCCTCCATAAAGATATAAGGTCATTTATCGTAGCAAAAGCGCTCATGGTTACTTCTTTCCCTTTCCGGTCGTCTTCTTAGGTTTGTCAGGTGATTTCGTCTTTGGCTTTTCAGTCTCAGTTCCGGAGACAGGTTCCCACCCGCCTCCGGATATCTCACTGTTAACCTGAATCACTACACCTGTATTCTTATTGCGGTATAGCATGATAGATCTCCTTATGCTGTCACGATTCTTGCGAATGCAGCTCCGTTGAGAACAGCCCAGCCAACATATGCCTCAGCTCTGAGATATACCTGGTTGTGACCTGCAAGGTCGGATCCGGTGTTATCAGGATCGCCGTACTCGATAACTCTGAGAGGGATCTCCTTTGCAAATCCCCATTTGAAAGCGTTTGCAAAGTCTCCGATCACTGCAACGTCCTTTGTTTCGGATCCAAACTTAACTGTATTGTTAACGTCTACAGGAAGGCCGTTAACAGATCCGGGGTTGTTGCCCCAAGCAAGTTCAGGATAAAGCTTTCCGCCGTTAGGTGCCTTGAGCGCTGCAAGGGCAGATCTCATGTCAGATGCCATAGCCATTCCGGTGGCTTCCTCTTCAGCTGCATCGAGAAGTGCGATAGCTGCCTCGACATTGTCATCTGCAGAAGCTGCTGCAAATGTTACTGTCTGAGATACTTCGTGATCGAAGTGGTTGTCGCCGACTACTGAGGATGCTGTTCCTGTTCTGGGATTGAGTCCGTGGAATGCAGCGATATCGATACCTCTGGCAACCTTCTTAGCAAAGCCTTCGTTGAAAGCCTTGAGGATCTCGATTTTTTCCTCATCAGTTGCGTCCATGAACTCGTCGGATACCCTTGCACCGTACTCGAACTTAACCGGTACGATTACCTTGGGTGCGAGTGTAATACCACCCTCTGACTTAGGAGCAGATTCTCCTACGATGTCTACTTCCTTGTCCATGGAGAACTCGAACTGCTTGTTTCCATTGAAGGAAACGGGTGTTGTTCCGCAGAGTCTTGCGAGAGATGAATGTCCTTTTACTTTGTTGAACAGATCCTTAACAACTATAGGATCAAATAAGGTGTCTCTGTTTGTGGCCATGATTATTCTTCTCCTTTCATGCCTTTTATCATATTTTTGTAGCCTGCATCTTCGCCGCTTCCGTTACCCTCACCATTGGGCTCGAATGACGGTGCAGGCCCTTTTGCAGAATCCACAAATGCCTTGAGAGTCGTGGCGCTCTTTTTGATTGCCTCTTCATTGTCTCCGGTAAGCAGATCTACAGCATCAAATGACAGACCCATCTCACGGGCAATTCTCGTTTTTACCGAGTCGGTCTCGTAACCCTTGATCTTGGCATCTTTTTCTCCGATAGTCTGTTCATATCCGGAGATCTTGCCATTAAGCTCTGTGATCGTCTTTTCCAGTTCCGTGATCTTGCTCTCTTTCTCAGTGATCGTCTGTTTCTGGGTATCGTAGTCAGCATATTCTTTTCTGACCTCTGCCTCTTTTCTCTTGAGGCGTTCTCCGATCGCCTGGTCAAACTGTTCCTGAGTTGTAATAGGTGTGAATCCTTCTGCCATTGTTTTTCTCCTTTCCTCTTTAACCGCAGAGTGTGCGTAATTTTTATAATCAAAAAGGACATCTTCGTTGATGTCCTCCTTAATAACTATTTCTTTGTTTTTTGTGTTCTTTTGCTGTATGGCATCGCCAGAATGCCAATATCGCGCTGTCCATGAGCGCTATCTCGATGCCTTCCCTTTGTGCGCTGAAGCCGAATCCTCCTCTGGATCCGATCGCCCTCTTCTCACAATTTGAGACTGCCTGTACCAGTGAAGGCTGACCTTTATGGCACATAGTATGATCATATATGCCCTGTTCAAATGCTGCGTTCGCTGCCACGATCTCTGCCACGGTAGGAAGTATGGCCTGTTTCCTCACTCCGTAATCCTTCATGGAATCTATGAGGAGCTGCTGACCTTTCTTGCCGTCTATAACTATGTCTTTGACATCTGCCCTCTTCAGGAAGTCAACTATCCATGTTACTCCCATTCTTACGGATCTGCAGTCTATCGATTCTACAAATATTCTTCCATCTGCTGTCCGCACAGCTATGGACATTGCTACATTCTCGCCATCATGTCCGAATTTGATGCCTACGAATAGTTTTCCTTTAAGCTCCGGAAGTTTATCCTCCTGAATATCTCTCCATTCTGCTTCCGATATAGCACTCTTCAGATTATATGTGGACCATAGGCCTAAACGCTGGATATTGAAGTCCAGCACCTCATCACCGACTTCGTCAAGGATTGTCCTTTCCTTCAGAAAGTATCCGAGAGATGGGTTCGTAAGATACCAGGCGTCCTTATCATATGGATCATGCTGCTCTGCTACTGACCACTCACTCCATCCGGAGTTGATCTTCTCGCCTGCCAGAGTCTTCTGACGGAAGTTAGCGAACACGGTTCCGGAGCTTACCGGTGTCGGCGGTGTTCCGGTATAGATGGTCTGAGGATTCTCCGAGGCTGAAATAACGTATTTCAGCGCGCTTTCGTGGTCAGTACGGTATTCCTGTGCCTCATCTATAATAATGAGGTCATAGCTCTCACCAAGGCCTCCTGTGGATGTTCTTGTTCTGAACTCTACCAGCCCGCCATCATATATTTCTATGTGTTCCTTTCCCATCGCCTTGTATGACGATTTCAGCGGTAGTTTTGCCTGATCCACCAGCCTCAGCAGTCTGTCCCAGGCTGCATGTGCAGTAGAAGTCTTATGCGCTGTGTGAAGGATCCTTTCGCCCCTCTTCAGCCCTTCAAGCTCCCTCATGGTAATCACTTCGTTCTTACCATTCTGTCTTGGAACAGCAAGGCCGTAACTGGTATGCAGCCATTCACCTGCTCCATTTACGGCCATGATATTCTTTATTTGTTCCTCCTGCCAGGGAAGAGCTGTTCTCCCTGTGGAGTTATATGTCTTTATGGCGTCAGAGCCGTAGCTTGCAGTATACGGCAGCACGACCGATCTGGTCGGTGTCTGACTGCCCTTCCTGAGCTCTGCCATTCATACCTCCGTTTATGAATTAAGATAGTACTTTTGTATAGTATCTATAACAGTCGTTGGATCTGTAATCTGTTGCCAGGATCCGCTAACCTTCTTGTATACTGTTACTTCTTTCCATACGCCGTTTACTTTGATGTATGCGGTATTCTGTGCTCCACTAACTACTACGATGGTGTGATTACCTTGAATGTTGGTTATCTCATAAGCATAATACGGTGTCGGCGAGTATGGTTCATTTAGTTCGATGGATACCTTGAACCGCAAAGTATCGTTATGAGCATCAGACGCATCGTCCTTTGAGTACTTGACATCAATGAAATGCTCTCCCGCACTCATCTCGTACGTCAACGTATGCGTTGATGAATTGTTATAGGTTGATGTATTACAAGCCAACTTATAACTTGAATCACTTATTGTCGCACCACTACTGCCTGCGGGATAATAGTTTGTGTTGAGTGCTGTGTCTATGTTGCCGAATACACCGAAGTCATAGCCTTCTTCCGAGTAGTTTATGAAGGTAAATGTAATTGTAGCTGACACAGGTACAGAGAAATTGACTCGACATACCGCAGCGGTCTTGCTTATGCCTTTATTATTGCTTACATAGTATCCGCTACTGTTCAGCTCAAAGCCATAATCTCCTGTGTCCGTTACTTCATAACTCGCAGGATCGTCTGTTTTTTCCACGAATTGATTCGTGACATCCGTCCCATTGTCCGTTATGGTGAGACCGCTTATGCTGTCGGCTCTTACTGTCGATGAATGCCCAGGCGAGACCTCCGTGGGGTTCGCTGTTACATTCACCGATGTTGAATTGCTGACTGTAATGGTATAGGTGACATCGTCATACTGATAAGTAATGGTAACAGTAGCACCATTTACTAATCCGCCGTAATAACCTATAGTGAACCGAAGTTTAAGATTATCTACCTCCGCTCTCGTCCACGTTCCCGTGGTTAGTGTTACGGTCTGGGCTGAAGTAGAAGTGAACTTGCTCACAGAGCCTTTAGCCGTAGATCCTGCGTATAGCTGAAGATTAGCCGTGGATCTCGATGTATTTTCTGCGTGTCCTTTGACCTGACATTCCACAGATACGATAGTGGCTTCTTCGGGTATATCAAACTCAAAATCGTAATCGATATGAGCTGTTGACGATGATCCACCGTTAGAGTAGTCATTGCCTGATACAGCCGAGGTATCAGCGCCCTTTCCTACGGCATTCTTATACCTCGTGCCATTTATGCTTCCGCTGGTAGTGTATGCCGTTGGGTACGAATAGACTTCCTTCTGTACTACCGCCATTTACCCCACCACCTTAAGGTATATATCACCATCGGATCCAGTTGATGAGGACGGTGTTGTCGAGCCTGTATATACGTTTATAAGCTCGTCCTCTTCAATGAATGTCGCCGTCCCTCCTCCAGTCTTCGGGAGTGTTACTGCAGGCACGTTGCTATAAGAGGCGTCCCATATGGTTATATTCTTTGCCATATCGCACCTCCTTATGAGATGCTCAGTACTTTAGTTGTTGAGTCCTGAGAGATAACAGGAATTTTTGCGGTACCGGCTACACCAAAGATGTTCTTTCCCGCTACGATATTAGCCGCTACAAGATCTGCATCTCCTGCTATTGTCTGCGCTCCTGTCAGGTAAGTCCCCGCTGCGATTGTCTGGTTACTTGTCCCCGGAGTTATCGTTGCTGCAGCTTTAGTTGTTACTGAAGCTGTAAGTGATACCTCTGAATTACCTGCTGTACCTGCACTTACATAGCCAGCTGATACTGCAGGTGTAACCGAAATAGTCTTCTTTAATGTGAGCGTGTTTGATCCCGTTGTTAATGCTGCACTTGATCCGGAAATAGAAGCAGGTGCTGTTGCGGATCCGCTTGCCACTGACTTAGTAGCCTGTGTTGCATAGTTACCAGCAGGAACTGTTACAGTCGCTCCGGAGGCCGTAAGATCTGAAGATGACTTACTTGGTATGTTTCCTGTGATCTTGACTCCGCCAGCGCCGTATGCTGTCTCTCCCTCTT